GGTGCATACCAGCTGGGATCTCGGCTCTCCGGTCAACACGGTGTGCTGGTATTTCCAGATCGTGAACGAAGAGATCCGCGTCATCGATCTCGACATGAACCTGGACATGAGTCCTGTCCACCGCGTGGCCCACATGCTGGGCAAGCAATACCCCTTTGGCATGCACATCCTGCCGCATGACGGCATGACCACCAACACGTCCGGGCGCACCTTTGCCAACGAGTTGCAATCCGCCGGCCTCACCAACATCCGCGTGGTGCCTCGGACCAACGACATTTGGGTGGGCATCAACCGTCTGCGACAGCTGCTCCCACGCTTTACGTTTCGGCTGCCCTTTTGTGAACACGGCCTCGATGCCCTGGCTGCCTATCACTACAAGCCGGTCAGCGCCACGGGCCTCACCAACAACGAGCCGGTGCATGATTGGTCGAGCCACCCGAGCGATGCGCTCCGCATGCTGGCCGAGGCCGAGGTGGCCGGCATGCTGCCCATGGGCGGACCGGCCCGCCGTGATCCGGTCATCGTCCGCACCGGATTCCGCGACAACATCGTGGTGCGCCGGTGACATGTACACGCCGTAAACATGTAACCAAAACATGTCGAAATTTGTGACAAATCTAAACATGAAACCACCCGCCCAACTCGTCTACGAACTCTACGATGCGGACAGTCCGCGCACCTTCCAGCAGGACCTGCAACTGCATTTGCTGCACGGTTATGTCTTCTCCACGCCCGAGGAATTCCTCATGGGCCGGCCCGTCGAGAGCACCGCGGACCAGGACGATATCCGCAACCCTGCCGTGGTCTTCGACCGCGAAGATTGCGATTGCTGGTACATCTATGCCTATGCCACGCGAAACCCCACATTTGAAAATTGGGCGGGATTAGTCGAAAAAGTGTTGCGCTGGATGCCGTACGCGCTACCTCTCGCTGCATGGGAAAGGCGCAAGCATGACCGCATGTTGTTTTTTCCGATCAAGAGATTCCAACAAATCATACAACGACCATGAGATTCTACACTCGCTCACGCTTGGATATGACATGCCGCAACTACATGGGTGGCATGTTCAGCCGTCCCAGCCCTCCGCGCATGCAGCCTATTCAACTGCCACCTCCTCCTCCGCCTCCGCCGCCACCGGCTATGCCCCCAATGCCGAAGATGCCTGCCATGCCGGCCCCGGCTCCGCTTCCTCCTCCTCCTCCTCCGCCACCGGCTCCTGCTCCTCCGCCACCGCCGGCCAGCGGTCCGAACCGTGTCGAGGCCGCCGAGGCCCAGACCAGCAACCGCATGCAGCAGCAGAAACGCCAAGGGCAGGCAAGGACGCTTCTCGCCGGCGAAACCGGCGGATACTTCAATCCGGCCACCGGACCGCGCTCGCTGCTTGGTTAAGGGTTAGTCGAAAGACATGGAACAAAAGGCTGATCTTGTCCGGCTGGGGGAGTATGTGCTCACCCGCCACCAGGACCTGCTGTCCAACCGCAAGGTGTGGGACACGATGTGGCAGGACATCGCGGACTTTTGTTTGCCCCGCAAGGCGGAGATCGTCAACAAGAAGGAATACCCGGACACGTCACGCAATGACGTGCTTTTCGATTCCACGGCGATTTACGCCAATGCGGTGCTGGCCAATGGCCAACTCTCTTACATGTCGCCGGCGGACAGCCGGTGGTTTGTTTACGAGCCACCCGCGGCCATCAAAGACAACGACAAGGCCAAGACGTGGTTCCAGCAGTGCAGCGAAATTGTCCAGCTGAACCTGGCCAACTCCAACTTCTACTCCGAGGTCCATGAACTCTATTTTGACGATGGCACGTTTGGCACTTACGCGATGTTTTGCGAACCTGGCCGACGTCATCCGGTCACCTTCACCACCTTCCCCTGTGGCAGCTTCTGCATCTCGGAAGATGACGAGGGCCTGGTGGATACGATCTTCCGCGAACTAAAGATGACCTGCTTGCAGGCCGCGGACAAATTCGGGGAGGAGAACCTCTCGGAGAAGATGCGGAAGCAGGTCGAGGAATACCGCAAGACCGGCAAGGGCGGCAACACGCTGCACGATTTTGTCCATGCCATCTATCCGCGCCGGCACAAAGACCGCGCTCCGGGCAAGGCAGACGGCGAGAACAAGCCGATTGCCAGCGTCTACGTGGACAAGTCGAGCAAGCACGTGGTGCGCTCGAGCGGATTTGACGAGCAGCCTTTCTTTGCCGGTCGCCACCTCAAGTGGGGCGATTCGGCCTACGGATGGTCCCCCGGTTGGATTGCCATGCCCGAGGCAAGGCAGCTGAACTTCTTGGTCAAGCAGATGGATGCCTTGGCCGAGATCAAAGCCTTTCCCAGAATTTTGATCCCGAGCACGCATGAGAACGAAGTGGATCTCCGCTCCGGTGGATTCACCTACTTCGATCCTCTCAATCCCAACGCGCTGCCCAAGGAATGGTTGACGCAAGGGGAATACCAGATCGGCCTTGAGCGGGAGAAGCGCAAGGAAGCCTCGATCCAACGGGCGTTCCACGTGGATCTCTTCCAGATGTTTGCCATGCTCGACCAGAAGCAGATGACGGCCCGCGAAGTGGCCGAACGAGCCTCGGAAAAGCTGGTGCAATTCAGCCCGACCTTTGCCCGCAAAACGACCGAACTCTTCAACCCTCTGCTCCGCCGCGTCTTCAATCTCCACCTGCGCCAGGGCCTCTTCCCGCCGCCGCCCCCGGACGTGATCGTGCAGAACGAAATGACCGGCATCCCCGAGATCCCCGAGCCGGAAGTGACCTACACGTCCCGCGTGGCCTTGGCCATCAAGAGCCTGCACAACCTGGCCTTCATGCGGACCATGGAGCGTCTGGCCCCGATCATCCCGCTCAAGCCCGAGATCCTCGACAACTATGACATGGACGCCGTGTCCCGTGACCTCGGTCGCAATGACGGGGTGCCCGCGGATTGGATCTTGGACACCGACAAGCGCGACCAGATGCGCGAGGAGCGGGCCGCGCAAATGCAGGCCATGCAGGAGCAGCAGCAAATGATGGCCCAGGCGGACATGGCGGCCAAGGCCGGCTCGATCAAGAGTGACAGCATGGTAGGCCAAGCCATCCAGCAATCTCTATGACAAGTGACGCCACGCTCGAGGCCCAGAAGAAGGGCCAGCAAATCACCAACGCTTTTCACCGCGTCTTCTCGAGCGAGGACGGGCAACTCATTTTGGAGCACCTCCGCTCCTACTTCCGCGTGGACCGGCCCGCCTTCCAGCGTTCCATGCACAACGCCTATGACCCCTTGGCCGCGGCCCTGCGCGATGGCCAACGCGAGGTGCTTCTTTTCATCCAACACAAGCTCTCCGAGCCAATGGTGGGGGATGCCGACTTTGACCAACCCAAGACCAAGATCGTGCGCTGACATTGCAGGGTGGAGAAGCAGTATCTCGCCTCGCTCATAACGAAGGAGATCGTCGGTGCAAATCCGACCCCTGCAACCTGCGCGGGATTAGTCGAAAACAAACCAATCTATGGACACATCCACAGCACCCGCCGGGGACGCCGCCATCACGCCGGCGTCCGAAACTGCACCCGTCACCAGCCTGCTCGAGGCCAGCCCGTCTTCCGAGCCATCCGCTCCCGCGGCACCCGCGGAAAAGCCGGAATGGCTCCCCGACAACTTCTGGCGCGAAGGCCAAGCCGATTACCAAGCCTTGGCCAAAAGCTACCGCGGCATGCAGGAGATCCTGGGCCGCAAGAGCCAATCGGTTCTGGTGCCCAACGAGAAGAGCAAGCCCGAGGAAATCGCGGAATTCCGCAAGGCCCTGGGCGTGCCGGAAAGCCCGGACGATTACTTGAAGAGCCTCAAGCCCGAAGCCCTGCCCGAGGGCGTGCAGTTTGACGAAGGCATGGCCAAGCAGGCCGCGCAATTGGCCCACAAGCACAACATCCCGCCGGCAGCCATGAAAGAACTGGCCGCCCTGCAAATCGGGCAGGTGCAGGCCATGGCGCAAGCCAGCGAGCAAATGGTCATCCAACAGCTGCAAGCCGGCAAAGAGCAGCTGCAAAGCGAGTACGGCGACAAGTTTGGCGAGAAACTCGATTTGGCCAAGCGGGCCGCCATCACCGCGGGCATCGATCCGACCGCCCGTGGCTTTGCTGATCCGGCCATGGTCAAGCTGGCCGTCTGGGCCGCGGAGCAGATCGCGGAAGACAAGTTGGTCAGCGCCAACGCCAGCCCCATGCAAGTGGGCAAGGATCGCGCTCTGGACATCATTGCCAACCCGGAAAACCCGCTCCACCGCCGTTACCAGGAAGGTGACGAAGACGTGGTCCGCCAAGTCCGCTCCTACCTCTCACAACGATGAAACCCCAACTCTTGGTGGTAGTCAGCGACCTGCACTGTGGCAGCACGGTGGGCCTGCTCGCGCCGGATGTGGAAACGCATTACGGCAACACGGTGGGCTTTGGTTCCAACTACCACCAAGAGTGGCTGTGGGACAAATGGCAGGAGGGCATGCGGCGGGTCTTTGACTTGGCCGGCGATGATCCCTACGTGCTCTTGTGCAATGGCGATGCGACCGAGGGCATCCATCACAGGTCCCCCGAGGTGGTGGCCACGTTAATCGAAGACCATTGCCGGATGGCCGCCGCGGCCTTGAAAGGCTACGCGGAGAAAGCGGCCAAGATCTTGATCACCCGCGGCACCGAATGCCACACGCACAACGTCGAGGACTACCTGGCCAACCTTCTCGGGGCCGGCGAGGCCCGCGACCATTGGCTCTTCACCATCAACGGCACGCTCTGCAACGCGACCCACCACATGCCGGCCACCAGCCGAGCCTACCTCGAGGCCAGCGCCATGAGCATCAACTTGGGCAATGCCCGCCTCAACTGCATCCGGTCCGGGCATCCCGTGCCGAGTGTTTACCTCCGCGCCCATCGCCATTGTGGCGGTTGGTATACGGACGGGGCCGGCATGCTCGCCGTGACCGGAGGATGGCAATTCCTCACCCGCCACGGGAAGAAGGTGGTGCCGGACGCCATCCCGCGTCCTTCGATCATCGTGCTCGATTGGCGTGGCTTGGAGGAGGGGACCCTGCCTCACGTCCACAACTTCACCTTCAATCCGCCGCCGCCGGTTGTTACCCACCTATGACCGCGGAAATGATCAACGCCGCCGCGTGGAAAGCGGCCATCACTGTGCAGCGTCCCGCGGACCATGTGCCCGCCGGATGGCACACGGTGCCCGAGATTGCCGAGGCCCTGGGCAAATCGGTGGATGGCATGCGGATCAGTCTGAACAAAGCGGTCAAGGCCGGACGCATTGAACGCCAAGACTTCTACATCCCCACGCCCAAGCGCGGGGTCTATTCCGTCCCGCACTACCGCCAGAAAATGGAGTAACGCCATGGCCACCCGTGTCCCCACCATGCGCTTCAAATACGATGGGTCTTGGTGGCGCGTGAAGATCATGCGTCCGCCGGCCCGCGAGTGCCTGGAGGGCATGGCCGACTACGAAACCCGCACGGTCTACCTCGATCCCCGCGCCGTGGCCGCCAATGGCCTCGGCATCATCGTCCATGAGATTGCCCACGTGGTCCTGCCCCACGTGGCCGAAGAACCCATCCTCGAACTGGAACGCATCTGCTCCGCGGTGGCCAAGTTTACCGGCAAGCAGTGCCAGGGCCAAATCACCATCGGCCACCACAAGCCGGCATGACCACCGTCCCGCTGCTCATCTGCACGGCCTGTTATATTGCCACCTCGGTGACATTCTACAAACAGGGCCAGATCGGAATGTCCATCGCCTTCGCCGGATACAGCCTCGGGAATATAGGCTTCCTCTACATTTGCGTTTTCGGCTCAAAATAGAAAATTCTTTTTGACCGCGTTGCTACGCGGGATTAGTCGAAAGGTAGTACGAGAGCAGACAACTCCTTGGTGAGCCTGCCCGCGGCAAACCCAACAGGCCGGGACCTGCACTGTGCAGACAATCCGGTAGGCCGAGGGACAGAAAACCAACAATCCGACCGACACCGCCAACGCGGGGTTAGTCGAAAACCAAAGGAGAAACATCATGTCTGCTATCACCCAGATCCCCGAGTTTTTCACGACCGAGTTTTCCGCCAACTGGAATCACCTCGTTCAGCAAAAACTCTCCAAGCTCCGCGAATTCGTGGTCATCGACCGCGTTCAAGGAAAAGAGAAAAAGTACAACCAGATGGCCAGCGTCAACATGACGCAGATCACTGCGCGTGCTCAAACCACCAACATCACCGACACGGCGATGGCCCAACGCTGGCTGCGCCCCCTGCAATACGAGAAGGCTGACCTCCTCGATGAGTGGGATGCCGAACTGCTGGGCGAAGTTTCGCTCCCGCAGAGCGAGTTGGTGACCAACCACGCCATGGCCTTCGCCCGCAAGTGCGACGAGATCATCCTCGCCGCCGCTGTCGGCACGGCCTCCACCGGAGCCACCGGAACGACCAACACGGTCCTTCCCGCCGGCCAAAAGATCGCCCACGACTTTGTCGAGAGCGGCACCGCGGCCACCAGTGGTTTGACCATCGCCAAACTGCGCCAAGCCAAGTTTATCTTGGATGACGCGGACGTGGACGAGGATGACCCGCGTATCATCGCGGTCAGTCCCCGCCAATTGCAGGACCTGCTCCGCACCACCGAAGTGACCTCCGCCGACTACAACACGGTGAAGGCTCTGGTGGCCGGTCAGCTGGACACCTTCATGGGCTTCAAGTTCCGCGTGGTCAACAAGGCGTTCTTCACCCTGGCCAGCAGCCGCCGCGAAGTGGTTGCCTACGTCAAGAGTGGACTCCGCATGACCGATGCCGGACGCCGTGTCCACGTGGACATCCGCCCCGACCGCAGTCACTCGCTGCAAATCCGCACCACCGCTTCCATCGGCGCAACCCGCATGGAAGAGAAGAAAGTGGTCCAGATCAGCTGCTCCGAAGCCTAATCCAATGGATTGGTAGCTCACACAACCGCTGGCAGACCGGCTCCAATAGTCTGCCCCCCTTTTTTTTATGGCCGCCTCCGAAACCGATATTGTCAATGATGCCCTGGGTCGCCTCGGCATTAGTCCGGTCATGGCCTTGACTGATTCGACCAAGCAGGCCCAGTTTGCCAACCGCTTCTACGAATCGACCCGCGACGAGGTGCTGGCCAGCCACCCTTGGAACTTCGCCAGCAAACGCGCCGTGCTGGCCCAGCTGGCCACGCCGCCGGACTTTGAGTGGTCCTACGCTTACCAGCTGCCCACCGACAACCTGCGCCTCTTGCAGTTGAACGGCTACGATCTGGGCAAAGTGCGCGACCCTTGGCACATCGAGGGCAACCGCCTGCTCACCGATGCCGAGAAGGCCGAGGTGCGCTACATCGCCCGCGTGACCGACACCACGTTTTACCCCGCGCTCTTTAGCGAGGCCCTCTCGCTCAAGCTGGCGGCCAAGCTGTGCGCCCCCTTGACCGGACGCTTCGACCAGCCCACCGCGCTCATGCAGGAGTATGACAAGGTGACCGGACCCAAGGCCCGCCTCTCCGATGTTTTCCAGCAGCGCGACAAACGCCGCATGGCCTGGGTGGACAGCGACCTGGTCAAGAGCCGCGTCAGCGGGGGATTCTAAAATGCCCGTCTCGGCCCTCATCAATTCGTTCAACGCCGGCGAATTGTCCCCCTACATGGGGGCGCGGAGTGACGTGGAGAAATACCGCAACGGCTGCTCGACCCTCCAGAATTTCATCATCCTGCCCTACGGCGGGGTCATCCGCCGCCCCGGGACTGAATACCTGGGCAACCCGAAATTCAACGACCGCCGGTGCCGGCTGATCGGTTTCAACTTTTCCACCACCACGCGCTTTGTCATCGAGATGGGGCACCAGTATATGCGCTTCTGGTCCAATGGCGTGCCGGTCCTTTCCGGCGGCAATCCGGTCGAAGTGGCCAGCCCTTACCTCGAAAGCCAGCTGCGCGAAGTGCAGTTTGTCCAGATCAACGACATCATGTACCTCGTCCACCCGGACGTGGCCCCGCACAAGCTCTCCCGCTTGGCGGACACCAACTGGACCTTGACCGAGGTGGCGTGGGATTGGCCGGCCCTGCTCGATGAGAATCTGACCGACACCACGCTGGCATGCAGCCACCTTACGGGGAACAACCGGACGCTGACCGCGTCCACCGGAATCTTCAACGCCGGCCACGTGGGCAGCTACTGGCAGCTGGGGCACGCGCTCGAGGCCGTCTTTACCGAACGCAATATCGACGGCAACGCCAACAGCACCAACCTCAACGTCTTTGGCGATTGGGAATTTTCCACCTCGGGCGTCTGGTCCGCCATCATCAACATCGAGCAAAGCGAAGACAACGGGGCCACTTGGCAGGTCATCCGATCCTACAAAGGCTCTGCCGAGCGCAACATCACCTCGAGCGGCAAGACCGAACGCGAGGTGCTTCTTCGCTTGGCCATTTCCAGCTACGTGACCGGATCAGCGTGGGCGACCAACACCAACTACGCGCTCGATACCGTGGTGACCTACGAAAACAACGTCTACAAATGCGTCCTCGGGCACAATTCCACCGCGGCGGCCTGGAGCGACTTTTCCGGCAACTACGCGCTCGACGCCTTGGTCACGTGGAACACGCGGACATACAAGTGTATCAAGGCGCACAACAACACCACGACCGATTGGCTTTGGAAAGACGGAAATTATGCGGTGGGCAATTTGGTCAAATACAACGGGAGAACCTATAAGTGCGTTCAAGCCCATAATTCCACGGTGACTACGCCGATCCCGAGAGACACCAGCACCGGATCAACAGCCCCGATCCACGCTTGGGAGGGAAATGGCGACAAAAGGCTGTTTAAGATGGAGCCATATACAGAGTACGTTGAAAATTTGCCAGCAGGGGCAACCACTTTTCAAACCATAGGCAACCGCATTTATTATGCTGCTGCCACAGGTTATTATCGAGGCGTCCGCCAAAACGGACCCGTCACTTTTAACCAGCATGTTTTAGACAACGCCGTCCAGTTGCTCACAACTCAACAGGACAACAATGGAGTTAGGGATATCCTCGCTTTGCATGAAGTAGGCAAGGCGGGGGAACTCAATTACACGCCCGACAATCCCGAATATTGGGAGTTGCAGAATTTCCGCCCGAGCAACGCGGAATACTGGGAGCCGGTCGATTTCACGCCGGCCAATAACAAATACTGGACCCCGATCAACTACGGCACGCGCATCGCCCGCCTCGAGGCCGCGGATTCCCGCGTCTATGGCATTGTCAAGGTCACCGGATTTACCAGCGCGACCCAAGTCACGGTCAACGTGGTCAACCCCGTGGCCAAGACCACCGCGACCAAGATCTGGAGCGAGGGCGCATGGAGCACCAGCCAAGGATTCCCGCGCACCGTGACCCTGCACCAAGGGCGGATCTACTACGGCGGCACCGAGCGCCGGCCTCTCTCAATCTGGGGCAGCGTGGTGGACGATTTCCAAAATTTGCGTCTGACCACCAACAATGACGGCGGTCTTTTCCTCACCCTCTCGGCCAAGGAAGCCAACCGGCTCATGTGGATGGAGAGCCAGGACAAGCTGCTCATCGGCACCAGTGGCAACGAATGGACCCTCGGGGCCTCGACCGACGAGGGCATCACCCCGAGCAATGTCACGGCCCAAAAGCAATCCTCCTACGGATCGAAGTATCTGCCCGCGGCCACGATCAATGACGTGCTTCTTTTTGTGCAGCGCCAAGGACGCAAGGTGCGCGAACTGGTCTACGTGCTCGACAAGGACGGGTGGGTGGCCCCGGATCTGACCGTCTTGGCCGAACACGTCACCTCCGGTGAAATTGTCGAGCGGTCCTACCAGCAGCAGACGGACGCCATTTACTGGGCGGTCAAAGGCGATGGCCAGCTGATCGGCATGACCTACGAACGCGACCAGAATGTGGTGGGATGGCACCGGCACACCACAGACGGGTCCTTCGAGAGCGTGGCCACGATCTACGGCCTCGGCGGCACTGACGAGGTCTGGCTCTCGGTCCAGCGCACCGTGGGCGGCCAGACCAAACGCTTCATCGAACGCTTCTACACCCAGAGCCGGGAAACCTTCGAGGCCGCGGACAAGGCCAACTGGTGGTACCTCGATTGCGCCGTGCGCTACTCGGGAGCCGCGACCAGCACCATGTCCGGCCTCTCGCACCTCGACGGGCGCACCGTGAACGTGCTGGCCAACGGATCAGTGGAAACCCCCAAGACCGTGGCCGGCGGCCAGATCACCTTGGACAAGGCCCGCACCACCGTGCTGGCCGGCCTGCCCTTCACCTCGACCCTCCAGCCGATGACCATTGACATCAACAACATGGCGGACGGCACCAGCCGCGGACGCTTCAAGCGCATTCACCGCATGGTCTTGGCCCTGCAAAAAAGCCTGGGCGGAGAAGTCTCCACCGACCAAGGCCAGACCTGGCAATACCTCTACAACCGCGACTTCCCCGACCCGATGGACGCCTCGCCCCCGGTCTTTACGGGCGACACCGAGGTGGTCACCGCGTCCGACCATGACCGCAACCTCCAAGTCATGGTGCGACAAAACCAGCCTCTTCCGCTCACCGTGCTGGCCTTGGTGGCCAAGATCGATTTTTATGGTGACTGATTTTCGACTAACCCGATGAGCAAGCACCTCTACCAACTGCGTTTCTATGACCCGGAGAATGACTATGCCATGATCTCCGATTGGTTCGCTGTCCACGGCGCGAAGTGTCCGCCCGAGCAAATCCTGCCCAAGCTGGGCGTGGTCTGCACGATGGACGAGGAGCCGGTGGCCGCGCTCTGGCTCTACATGGACAATAGTGTTGGCGTCTGCTGGGCCGAGTATCCGGTGACCCGTCCCAAGTTGAAACTCGCGCAAAGCCGCGATGCGCTGGAAACCCTTTTCACCTACATGCGCCGGTTCGCCGCGAGCAACGCTTACCCGATCATGCGCGTGACCACCATTCCGCCCATTGCCCGCTACCTCGAGCGTTTCGGATTTAAGACCGAAATGACCGACTTGGTCAGCATGGTGGGCATTACCATCGAACCGGAGGAAGACCATGGGAACCGGGGCTGAAGTCATCGCTATCGCTGCGATTGTTGGGTCTGTGGCTTCCACGGGCGTGGCCATGTATGGCCAGATGCAGCAAGCCCAAGCCGCCGCGCAAATGGCGGCCTACAATCAGAATCTGCAAATGCAGGCGGCCCAGATCGCTGCCAACAACGCCATGGTGCAGAACCAGCTGATGAGCCAGCAAAGTGCCTTGGCCCAGCAGCAGGCTTTGGCCTCGCAAAATGCGATAGCGAAAAACATGCAGGCCAGCCAGCAGATGAACCTGCTCAACCAGCGCAATCTGCAATCGCGCTCCGACTCACAGATCATGGCGATGCAAAACAATGCGCTCATCGCCCAGCGCAACGCCGCATCCCAAGACCAAGAGGCCAACCTGGTCGAGGCCCAAGCCCGCGAACGCGCCCGCCGGCAACGCGAGCAGAACGAGAAGGTCATGTCCGCCCTCCGCGGCAGGCAGGGAAAGAGTGCCGTCACCTTCGAGGGCAGCCCGCTCATGGTCATGGCCGAAACCGCCGGCCTCATGGAATTGGGCGTGGCCGATGCCTTCTACGAGGCCGGACTGCAAAGCCAAGCCCTTCGTACCAAGGCCGATGCCGGACGCTATGGCAGTGCCTTGGAGCTATGGCAAACCCGCTTTGTCGGACAGGACGCCATGATGGACAGCCAAGTCATGGACCTCAAAGCCCAAGCCGAACTTTCCAACCTCAACCTCGAACGTCAGTCCGCGCAATACGAACTGGCCGCCGCCCAATACCAGGGCAGTGCTTTGGTGCGTCAGCGCGGCCTCATCAACGATCAGCTGACCTATGACATGAACGCGGCCCGCGGCACTTACATGCAGGGGATGAATCAAAGCCAAGCCTACCAGATCGGGGCCTACGGCACGCTGTTGAGTGGGGCCAGCCAAGCCGCCGGCGCTTATGGTGGATACCGCCGTGACGTGAAAGCAGGAGTGTACTCATAGCCATGGCCGTCCCCGTCAACCAGATTCCCAACGCGCCCAACGCGGTGCCCGGATCGGCCCCGTTGCCCAACACGCCGATCCCCGGGTCCGCTCGCGCCTATTCCTCGCCGGTCCTCAACGCGCCGAACTTCAGCCGCGGCAACGCTATCCTTTCGCAGACGGCCCAGCTGCTCGACGCGCCCACGCCCCAGCCGGTCGAATTTATTGACTACGCTTCCCGCGCTTGGGCGGATTTCGGGGCCACCGGAGCCAAGGTGGCGAGCAACCTCATGGACCTGTCCATGCAGATGCAGCGGTCCCGCGACGAGGGCAACTTGGCCAAGATCGACAACACGCTGGCCCAGAGCTACGGCGACTTCCTTACGTGGAGCCAGGACAAGCAGGCCGACCAGCTGCTGCCCGAATGGGAGAAGCGCAAGGCCGCGGCCATGAAACAATTTGATGCCCTGCCATTTTCCGAAACCGGCAAGGCCAAGGCCCAAGTGCTGATCGACAACAAGACGATCAACTACACGGTGGACGTTTCCACCACGGCCCGCAAACGCCAAATTCAAAACGCGGACCGCGAAATGGAAGCCGCGCAAAAACGCGCCGAGATGATGGGCGACTTTGAAAGCTCCGCCGGATGGCTGGCCAAGCGCAAAGCCGCGGGACATATCGACAGCGGCACCGAGCAGCAAGGACTGCTTGAACTCGACAAAAAGCAGCAACTGTCTGGAGTGCAGCAGCGCATTGCCCTCGACCCCTTCGCCGCCGAGGAACACTTCAACGCCGTGCTCACCGAGGGTGGGGGCAAGTCCAAGGAATACGATTTGCTCGATGCGTACGCTTTCATGCAGGCCCGCGACAATGCGCGTTCCCAGCGCATCCAAACGCAAAGGCAGGCCATCACCACCATCAGCGACCTCTCGCTCAAAAATCCCCAAGGCATCAACGACGAGCAGATCCGCCAGCTGGCCGAGCAAGCTCGCATCCCGCAGGAAAACGTCGAGGCCCTCATCAACAACTGGAAGGTGGCCTATGACAACACGCCGGAAGGGCAGGCCGTGTTTGTGCAAAAGCAGAACGACCTCTTCTTCCGCGTCCGCCAATTTCAGCCCGAGATCGACAACGCCACCGGGGAACTGACCGAAAAATCATTCGGGGAATACATGGCCTTGGACGCTTCCGTCCGCGCCAACATGCCCGCCGGTTACATCGAACGCTTCACTGCGCCCATCGAACGCCGCATCGCAGAGGCCCGCAAAAAGAACGAGGGCAAGCTCGACAACGCCCAGGTCATCATGCGCCAGCAGCTGACCCAGCAGGTCAACCTCATGCGGAAGCACGGCATCCTGGGCAATGACGGCGGGGTGGATAGCGCCGGCAAGCCGGTGGACTACCCGAAATTTCTCGCCACCGAGCAGAAGCAGGCGGAAGTGCTCGACGCCGTGGAGGGCATCTTCGAGCGCAACCCGAGCATCACCGCGGACGAAGCCTTCAAGCAATTCCAAGACCTCTTCAACAATGGCCAATACGGCGACAAGGCCGCACAGGAATTCTTCCGCGGACCGGATAACCGGACGTTTCTTGAAAAGCTGGGCGATTGGTTTGGTGCTTCAGCCAACCCCACAGCAGGCAACCCCAACGTGATGGCCGCCGGCCTATCGTGGGGAACCTCTTCGCTCATGGACGGGTTGCATGACGCGGACGAGCCGCTCCCGCCGGTGCAGCCCGCATCCGGCCAGCCGGCTCAAGATTTTCTACCGGCGCCCCAAGGCAGCCGCGTGACCAGCTACAATTGGAAAGGGGACCCCTACGCCGACAGCAACAGTCGCAAGTGGATCGGCTCATTCGGCAAGATCAACGAGAACGGCATGGCCATCTCCCCGGACGTGGAACGGCAATTCAAGGCCGCGGGCATCAAGCCCAAGGACCCCGTCGAACTGACCTTGAGCGATGGCACCACCGTGGTCCGCATCTGGGACAACCGCACCATGCAGGACCGGCAGGCCATCCGCAAATTCGGCAAACCGCTCACCGGACGTTTCGACTTCCATCATCCCACCGGCAATTCTCCGCATGAGAAAGATGGCGTCCAGGTGGTCAGCTTCCGCAAGGCCGACACATGATAGGCGAAGGCAACCAACTCCAAGTCGAGGGCGATTTGCGCGAACTGCCCGACAATCACTGGAACCGCGTCTATACCGACCAGG